CCTTAACAATATCATACTTCAGTTCTTTTCAGTACAGCTGTTACTAACTAAGATACTTGCACTCATCCTGGTTAGCATTGAAGTCATGAGCATTAACGAGAACTACAAAGCAGTGAAAGGGCTTGACCTATGGCAGGCTATGAAAAATCTTTTCGCTAGAGCTAAGGATATAAAAAAGGAAGTAGATGAAATTAGACACAACCAAGATATTACAGGAACGCCTATCTAATGCTCAGTACTTCCATGAGGAGTCTGAAAAAACACAGATCTATTTACACCATACAGCAGGCAACGGGAACCCAGTAGCTGTATCACGTTGGTGGAATAGCAACTCAGATAGAATAGCTACTGCATTTGTGGTAGGTGAGAAGGGAACCATTGTACAGTGCTTCAGCTCCAGGCACTGGGCTTATCACCTGGGCATAGATAGTCAAGATTTCTCGGTGCATGGACTCAAGTATCAAAATTTAAACAAGCTATCAGTTGGTATTGAGGTGTGTAACTGGGGTCCATTGAAGCTAAGAGATGGAAAGTACTACAACTATGTCAAGAGTATTGTAGACCCATCCATGGTAACTACATTAGATGCACCTTACAAGGGTAACATCCATTGGTATAAGTATACGGATGAGCAAATCGAAAGCACTCGTCAGTTGGTAGAATATTTATGCGAGACCTATGACATTCCTAAGGCTTACCGGTCAGAGATATTTAGCATTGATAAGGAAGCATTCAAAGGTACTCCAGGGATTTATACACATAACAGTGTTCGTAAAGACAAGGCGGATATTTACCCATGCCCCCGAATGATTAAGATGTTACAAAGCCTATAGCACATGAGACTTTCAATAATTATTTTGTCGCTAGTTTCTACTATATTTGCGACATCCTGTTCAGCTCCTAAGCGTGCTCAATGGCACTACAAAAAAGCGTTAAAAAATGGACTTCAGTTAGTACAGGATAGTGATACTATCCGGATAACTACCATTGATAGCATCCCAGTGATTATGAATGATACCATTGTGTGGGAGAAATTCTATACTACCAAGGATACTATCATTAAATATAACAACATCTATGTACCAAAGACTAGATTTCAGACTAGAATAGAGTATAAAGAAAGGGTCAAGACACTACGTATCAAAGGTGATACACAATGGAAAACAGCCAAGGCAAAGCAGGTAGTAAAGTATAGATGGGCATGGTGGCCTATTGTTATATCATTCTTTTTAGGTATCTTGCTTCGGTTTTTAATACAAAGAGGGCTACTAGATAGGATAGCTCTACTATTTAAGCTATGAGAAAACGTCTATTTTATGACATTGAGACCTCTTTCAATGTCGGTGTGTTCTGGAGGACAGGATACAACCTAACAATTAACCCAGGTGATATAATACATGAACGTGCGATCATCTGCATCTGCTATAAATGGGAGGGTGAGGATGAGATTCACAGCCTAACATGGTCAAAATCACAAAGTGATAAGCAAATGATTGAGAAATTTGTCAAAGTTCTAACTGAGGCGGATGAAATTGTAGCTCACAATGGGGATAGGTTTGACCTCAAATGGATACGTACAAGGGCTTTATTTCATGGTATTAGTGTTATGCCATCTCCAAAGACTATAGACACTCTTAAATGGGCTAAAAGATACTTCAATTTTAACTCAAATAAACTAGACTACATAGCTAAGCTACTTAAGGTAGGTGCCAAGATGGAAACAGGAGGGCTTGACCTATGGAAAGATATAGTATTTCGCAAAGACCAGGAGGCACTTGATAAGATGGTAGCCTATTGTAAGATGGATGTTGAGGTACTTGAGGCAGTATTCAATAAACTAAACAGCTATACGCTATCTAATCACAACTATGCAGTGCAGCATGGAGGTGATAAGTACGAATGTGCCGAATGTGGAGGTACTAATCACCGGTACAATAAAAAAGTAGTCACTGCTTCAGGTACTGTTCATCATTGGTTGCATTGTAGAGACTGCAAAAAACACAATAAAGTAAATCATCTAGTATTTACTAAGTACCAAGAGTACCTATATACCCGTAAGAAAAATATTTCTTAAGCTTTTACCCTGATTTTATTACATATTTTTTAAGTTTTTAGGCTGACTCCTTATTTAGAATCATTATAAATTGTGGAAAATTATGCAAAATTGTTTGCATATATGAAACTATTTGTATCTTTGTCAGGTATTAACACTTAAAAATTTAGTTATGATAGAGCAAATTAAAGCGTATGAGCAGGAACTTAAGTTCCAATATGAAGAGCTGATGGATGCATTTGGACCATTAGACTCATCTACTCAAAGAGCATTCTTAGAATGGAATGTGATGGACGAATTACTAACCCGTTTAAACTTACAAGATGAAAAATAAAATACTAAACGATATTTTTTCTGCCTTATTTGTGGCAGCGTTCCCTATCCTATTGTATAACCTTTTAATTTTTTTAATATGCAAGTAACAGAAGTAACAAATGACACAGCCTACTTTGAGAGAGCATTCATGCATGGAAGCTGTAGCTATGTCATCAGAGATCTACATGGAGATTGGTACATTGAGCTGAATGACTTTAATGCCTTAGAGCATCCTGGAGAAGTGGAGCTTGAATATGAGCTCACTGATGAGGAAAAGTATGAAGTTCAGTACCTAATTGAACAGCACCTAATGGAGTATAATATCATTGATGAGTTAACTGACCCAGCTAACTACTACGATGAGGATGAATGGAGGTACCTATGATTATCGGTAGAGACTTATACTCAATGGCTGAATGGTGGATACGTCAGTCAATGGCAGGAGATAAGGGGGGCTCCTTTAATATCCCCCACTATATTGAATATTTAAAAGCACGAAACTCATGTTTAGATTATTGTACTTCTACGAAAGCAGGCTTGCAGAAGCTTACACTTTCCCAACAAAAGCACTTTGCCATTGGAAACTCAACGAGTTTAGAAAAGCAAAAACCCACATCTACGGACACTTTGTAATTGAGAAAGTATGCGACAAGATAAGATACTAGAAATACTATACCCATATATCCCTGCTAAGATGTTAGGTGAGTATCTAGGGTTGACTGCATCCCAAGTGTACAATAGAACGTACAACAGAGGGATAAAGAAAGACCCTAAGACAAAGAAAGCAATAAATAGATCCCTGATATTAAACGCAGGTAAGCATACTAGGTATGATAAAGGTCATGTACCATTCAATAAAGGTATCAAATGTCCAAACCTACTGCTAACCAACGCAGCTGCTACCATGTTTAAGAAAGGTAACAAGCCATTTAATACTCGGGAGGCTAATGCAACTAGCATACGTAAGGACTCAACAGGTAGATTGTATCACTACACAAAATTAGCAGATAGCAAATGGGCATTAACACACAGGTTGACATGGGAGCAGGCTAATGGACCCATCCCTGCAAAGCACATAGTGAGGTTCATTGATGGTAACACCATGAACTTAGAACTTAACAACCTGGAATGCATCCCAATGAACCAAAACATGACTAAGAATACCATTCAACGGTTTCCAATGGAGCTGCAGCAGGTCATGAAATTAAAAAGTAAACTTAATAAAACAATAAACAATGGCAAGAAACGGAATGAACGATCTTAGAGATCACCTCTTTGCAGCTCTAGAAAGATTAAATGATGATGAGCTAACACCTGAACAACTATCTACTGAAGTAGAAAAGGCTCAGGCAATTTCTAACCTATCTAACTCAGTGATAAACAGTGCTAAGGCTGAGGTTGACTTCATGAAAGCTACCGGCATGATAGCTACTACAAGCAACCTGTTCAAAGGAGTTAATGACCCTAAAAGACTTGAATGATGAACGAAGAACTATTTGAACTGAGCAAAGTACTTAACCAGGATATAATGGATATAATTAAGATGTATCAGCTAGATACTCCCAGTAGAAAGCAGGACCTAGTAAGTAAGAGATACTACCTGTATAACTACATGAGTGAGCACAGGCACATGACTACTACCATGATAGGCAGATACTTCAACAGAGATCACAGCAGCGTAGTGCATGGCATCTATGAGCATAAATACTGGTACAAGAATAAGGATGCTAACTATCTTAAATTCATCCATCCTATCCCTGATATGATTAGAGCCAAGAGATCAGATATAAATATCTTTGATGTGGATGTCATGCCATTGGATGATGAGGAAGCCAGGATAACTATCACCGGTAACTTCTCACCTAAGTTATTAAGAAGTTTTCAAGAGCAAATGACCAAAGAAGAATTATGTACTACATTTGAGCTATCATAATTTTTTAAGGGTTATATACGGAGAGAGGGGAGCATTAGCTCCTCTTTTTTTGTCTAATCCATGACGCTGTGTCAATTCTCTATATATACCACTATGTAATTTTACACTATGCACACTCTAAAATTTTTGTTTTTTTATCGTCATATCGTCATAAAATCGCTGAAACGTAAGCCTGCATTGGTTTATATCCATGACGCAAAACTTTTTTTATTGTCATTTATTGTCTATTCATTGTCATTTATTATATTTGTCCGCTATGTATAACCCAACAATATCAGTATTCAGGTCTCTTTACAATTCTAAAGAAACCCCATTCAAGCTTACAGCTATAGAAGTTTATAACAGGATTAAGAATGGTAATCCCGATGTAATTAACAAAATTAACCTTATCCGAAATGGTGAAAGTGAGCACAAAAATAAGCTCATGGCGATCATGTTTAATGGGACCTTCAATGAACGCAAGGATGATGGACTAATTGAGCACAGTGGTTTGTGTATCCTGGACTTTGATAAGTATCCGGATACCAAGACCATGAATAAGGATAGAAAAAAGCTCAAGGAATGTCCGTATGTTTATATGATGTTCACTTCACCGAGTGGTAATGGACTCAAAGCAGTCATTAGAATACCACAAAGTGACAAGTATGAACACAAACGCAGGTTTGGTTCCTTTGCTGAATACTTTCAAAGTGAGTATTTTGACTCAGCCAATAGCAATATCTCAAGGGTTTGCTTTGAAAGCTATGACCCTGATGCATATCTCAATGAATTTGCGGATGAGTATACCGATATCCTGGAGGATAAGGGATACACTGTTAGTGAGAA